TGATTTAATATTAGAATTTGTTGTACTATTTGTTGTGCTACTAGAACTTGACCCAGACTCGTATGTCGTGGTTGCTGTAGATGTGTAGCCCCCCTCAATTGCTGTGTTAGATCCAGATGTATTTGTTTGTGTTGAACCTGGATATGCTGGTCTTATAAAAGCTAATAAACATATTAAAACAATTAATATACCTGTAAAATAATAGTTCATCCTTTTAACCTCCATTATTCGTACTTAACCTCGTTTTCATAAGATACGTCAGTGTTGTAATCTTTTTCTTTTGTGTAAGTTTTTTTACATTTACAATCGTCACATGTACATATTCCATATTCATCTGCGTGTAAGTCTCCATCGCAATGACAGTCGTGATAACAATTTTTACACTTGCTCATTAGAAAATAATTTCCTCCACCACCTTCTAATTGGTTTTATAACCCATTTTCTAATCCGTCTTCTAAACATCTTTTTTCTCCTCAATTTCGTAAAAGAAGTTATCAGTGTCTTCCGTTCTCCATTTACGAGTGTCTTCAACATTCCACTCACTTGTCTGTACTTTCCAGTCAGGAATTTCGTCCTTAACTGTGAATGATGGAATGTCCCAAATTAATCTATTGTTCGGCTGTGCCGCATAGTTGCCGTCGTCTAACGCCAATATATGAGCGCACTTATGTTCGTGCGGTATTTCAGAATGATCTGTGTCTACTATATTACTCTCTGGATGTGCAAAGTCAACTGTGAAAAGGTAAGCACCATAGTGCCACTTTTTATCTTTTCCAATGTATTTGCCAGATTGTCCGTCTAAGATATCGTAAGAAGTAACCGCAGGATAATAACTAAAACAATTCCACAACTCTAATTCATCAAGTCGTCGCCCAGGTACTTTTTTTGGATTAAATCCTCTTTGTATAAAAGCAGAGATAGGCAATCTGTAAAAGATTGCTCCGTTCTCCATAATCGCATGAAAAAGTATAGGGCGACCCGTGATTGATGTAAGACCAAAAATAATGCAATCTTCAACTTCTCCGTGATGTTTTTTAAGATCGTAAAGATATTCTCTTCTTATCTGTGCGTAAGTCACAGGTATGTTTGCATTTAAATAGGCCATGTGTCATAATTATTTAATTAAATTATAAACTATAATTACTGCAGCAACAGCTATAACAATTTGTACTTTTCTGTTAGAGCTAATTTTTGCTACTATCTTATTTATTATTTCCATAATTAACCTCCTGGTTTATCATAAATATCCCCCCAACTGTTTCCAGATTCATAATCTACTTTATTAGGGATCTTTAACTTAACAGCATTTTCCATAATCTCAATGATTTTCTTAGCTTGATTATCTGATTCTACAGAAATATCTAGTTCATCATGTATCTGTATATGTGGCACAATACCTTCTTTATATAAATTTAACATAGACTGTTTTGTCATATCAGCCGCACTGCCTTGTATTAATTTGTTTAACGCTTTGTAAGTCATAGCTCTTCTTATGTTTGCTTTGGTAGCTTTAGGATATTTTTTAAAGTATGCTGCTTCTGCATCTGCTTTACTCATTGGTGCAACAAACTTACCGTTGTTCCATTCTGCTATTTCCCATTTATCAAATCTACATTTTCTGCCGCCAAAAGTTTTTATGTATCCAAATGCAGCACCATCTCTTGATATTGCATCCATAAGATCTTTTACAAAAGGAACACTGTCGTGATATTTATTAAATAGTTTCACTGCTTCTTCTTTAGTAGACAAACCTAATTCTGCTTGTAGTTTAGCTTTTCCCATGCCATAAAACAATCCAAGGTTAATTGTTTTAGCTTGTGTCCTTGATATGTTGGCCATGTCTGCTACTGTCTGGTGAAAGTCTACTGTATTGTTTTGAAACCTTTCTACGATTTCAACCACTTCATCATCGCCTTTAAATTTTGTAGCTGCGTAATGCACAACTAATCTTGGTTCTTGTTGCGAGTAATCAAAGCATCCCCACTTATGGTTGTGCTCTGGTATAAATAATGACCTAATAGCAGGTCCGAGTTCCTTGTTTCTCGCTGGTATTTGCTGAAGGTTAGGATTAGAGTATGAAAACCTACCTGTTACTGTGCCTCCACTATCTCCTCTAATAGGGTTAATATCTGCATGTATTCTACCTTTATATTGATACTTAATTATAGTGTCTATAAATGTAGTATGTGCCTTGTTTATTTCTCTAGCTTTTGCTATTCTCTGCACAATAGGATTTTTATGCTCTTGTAAAAAATTTTTAGTAAAGGAGGGAGCTTTTGTTTTTGCTGTTACTTCATAATCTAATTTTAATTTATCGAAAACTTTGGCTATGCTTCTTGCTGCCCATATTTGAGGCTCTATTCCTGTTTCTTTTTTTACTTCTAGGAGTAACGTTTCTTCTTGTGA